ATGGCAACGCTAAAACTCACCTTATGCAAAACTAAAATTCTCAAAAATGGCAAGCATAAAATACGTATTGCTTTAAGTCATAGAGGGGAAACATGTTACTTTTTAACACGTTATCTTATTGATTCTGAGAGCCAATTCAAAAATGGACTTGTCCAAAAAAGACAGGATGCAAGCGTCATTAATATGAAGCTGAGAAACCTACTGAATGACTATCAGGAACGCCTCGATGAAGTTCAGAATCAGTCTTTATATTCCTGCAAGCAATTAAAGGATATTCTTGTGCGTGCAATGCGTATTTCAGAGACTTCCACATTCAAATGTGTATGTATAGAATATATCAATGAACTCATAAAAGAAGACAGGAAAAAGTATGCGAGCATTATGCAGCTCAGTCAAAAGTATTTCTGTGAATTTGTAAAAGGAGACATCTCATTAGAGGACATTACTCCTGAATTAATTATAGACTTCTCCAAATTCTTACGAAGAAACAAGGCATTAAGCAGTGCGACAGAAGGTACAATCATGCGCCATGTAAAAGTTATCATCAATCAAGGAATAAAGAGAAGAATGATACATTATAGTGTACATCCTTTTATTAATTACACTATTCCATCTTCTCCTGTTCGTGAGGTGGACATATCTCTTGAAGCATTCAACAAAATCAGGCTGGCAGATCCGAAAGAAAAGAAATTTCGGGTAGCCCATGATCTGTTTTGTCTTTCCTTCTATCTTGGAGGAATAAACTTGATTGACTTGTTGCAGATTGATTTCAAGGATAGGGAAACAATAGAATATGTCCGCACCAAGTCAAGAAATACGACTCAAGGGGTAAAGGTAATCAGTTTCACTATCCCAGAACCGGCTAAAGAAATTATTACCAAGTGGCTTAACAGAAATACAGGTAGACTGGATTTCGGGTACAAATTTTCCTATCCAAACTTCTCACGTTATCTGACAAGGACACTTGCAGCATTAGCAAAGGAGCTCGGTATAACTGAAAAGGTAGTTTACTATTCTGCGCGTAAATCATTTGCCCAGTACGCCTCTGAAATTGGTATTCCTGACGGGATAATAGACTACTGCCTCGGACACTCCGACAAATCGAAAGGAGTAATCAGGTATTATACAAAAGTTCGTTCCAAACAAGCGGATATGGCTATATCTCGTGTGATTGACTATGTGAACAATCCAGAAAAGTACAAGGACTATATAGAACTTCGGTCTGATATTATGATGATGAGAGGATAAGAGTAAAGCCCCTTCCGGATATTATTCCGGTCGGGGCTTCAGTTTACTTAATCTCTTTGATGATTAAATAAATTACCGTCAACATTGCTAATAATATTATCAAAGCAATTATTCTTTTCATATTTTCTCCTTTCTACTGAATTACTGCCAGCTTTGGTGATTTCTATTGTTGAAAACACAATTCAAAGCTATGTCGTAACGAGGGCAATATGAAGGACAAAAATGAAATCGAAAAATCAAGAATTTAGCTGAAAAATAGAGTCGAATTACACAGTTTCGTCTCTACAAAGACTAAAATTCGTAAATTTAGTATGAATTATATTTAAAGACAGTCATATATAACCGTGATATTGGTCAAAATGTTAATGTATCTAACTGACAAAAGTAACTGACAAAAGTTGTAAATATTCTTTGATTTTATAACGCTAATTAACACTTTTACTACATCAGGTACATTCTTATCCATTCACAATTGTATTTTTCGTACTCAAGTTAAACATACTACTTAATAGAAAATAAAACCCCAGTTAAGACTAAAACCTAACCGGGGGATAAGCTGTAATTAACAGCAAAACTTTCTACAACACAAAGATACAATTTATATGCTTAATCTACCACATCCAAAAATTATAATTAGCCGTTACCGCTATTACCGGACCGCATCCTCCTTTCCCTATGCCATATCCAGCACTTATCCCTATTCCCCACCGTTTCTTTTTGTGGTATATATCCCGGTAGATGTATTCGGTCTGATAAATAGTTTTCGGGTAAACCCGAATCTCATCCAGTCGAGGGGCAACGCCGCTGATCTTCGCATAGTAATTGCTATCCTGATACTCCTTGTATTCTCGCAGGTACCAGCAGCTATCACTCACATGGATGGTCTCGGTATTGTCTACCCATGCCAGATAAGGAACCGGGGACAGAATATATAGTGTATCTACATCGACCTTTGTAACTACATGAACCGATGTAATAGTATCAGTCTTCCCAGCATTGTGTTCAGTTGGTGAACGGCTGCACCAACCAAGTCCGAAAGCCAGTGCAACCACTAAGATATAGGGAAGATATTTCATGGCTCAACTATTTCAATCGTTATTTCTTCTTCATGACGCTGCGCATCCTCGATAAGCACGTTCAGTTTGTCTGAAGTGTACCGGGATTCTGTCAACCGTCCGACCTCCGTGTTCTTACCTACCAAGATACATCCTGCCGAATCATCAGCCGTATTTCCCGGATGGATCAGGATGCCATCGAAATGGGGGACATTCAGAAGACGGGGCAGGTTTCGCCCAAACTTAGGCGACCAGTTGAATATCACCTTATAGGTTCCGGCAGGAATAGCCGTTTTTCCGGGCACTTTTGCTTCTTTATCCAAATCACGCACCACATCTTCCAATGTGTTGCAATACAGCTTTCCATCTACATACAATCGGCCTACAGTGTAGGTAGGCTTCTTCCACAATCTTTCTACTCTCAACTTCATTTTTCAATTCTCCTATTACATAATGCAAGGGCTGTCATGCCCAACAAGCCGCCTGCTACAAAGACAATTACATAAAGCATAATTACTTACTCTCCTTCTTGTCTTTAATTAATGTTACCAACTTCTTTGCGTCTTTCTCATCTGCACACTCGATTATCTGCTTAACCACGTCCGCAATATCGGCAGCATGGGATTTCTTCTTCCGGCTGTTCTCCATCACGGAGCGGCACTCAATCACAATTATACCAACTGTTATGAGTATCATAGCATACGGGGCAACATACCATGTGAAGAATAAGCCTAAACCGTCAATCAGTGCACCGAATATCAGTACGCGCAGATAATCCACAACTTTACTGATAGTCCGTCTTAATCCCTTACTATCTATTCGCTCATGATTAGCCCGTGCTGCATCTATACCACTCCACATATCTACAAATGAAGCAATAGTAATGGATATACAGCAGGTAAACATCACCACAATATAATTATGAAGGCCGGTTATGCCGACCTTCTCTAATTCTGCCATTAATTCTGTCATACTTGCAGATGTTTGTCAGACCAACCCTTAGCCAACCAACCAAGATACACACCGAACAGGAAAGCTCCTGTACTTACAATACTCGCCCAAAACGGCACGTACTGGTAATATGCCAGCAATCCTACAATCACGGCTATTACAATAGCCAGCAAAATCAATTTACTTTTCATACAATTAAAAATTAAATTAAACAAAAAACGCCCATGAACGCATTCCCGGTTAAGGAAACACGCTCATGGGCGTTATCTTCATAAGTCATGCACAAATTTACTCATTTACAATCACTTTTCAGCGAAAGTAAACAAGATTTTTCCGAACAAATAATTTATTGTTTTAAAAGCACTGACAACCCTTGTCAGTAGAATCTTGGTAGAGCTTATGGAATCTACCTATATTCTACCTTACTGAAGCATAGTTTTGAAAGTTATTTACAACTCTCTTCCTCTTTACAGCCTTCAAATCCCTAACAATCGTATTAGAAAGAATCTCAGAATAAATTTCCGTAGTTTTTACTGATGTATGGCCGAGTAGTTTCTGAACGGTTGTTATCGGCACACCCTGATGAATCAACAGAGTAGCACAGGTGTGTCGAGCCGTATGGTAGGTAATGTGTTTCTTGATCCGGGCAAGAGCTGCCAGTTCGACCAGTGCTTTGTTGGTCTCCGAATTGCTTCCAAGGTTGGCGAAATCGGAGATTTCGTACCGTTCCAGGATGGACAATGCCTTTCCATCAAAGAGCAGATGTAACGGAAGTCTTATCTCAACCCCTGTCTTGATGGACTTGAAGTGTAGCCATCTCTTACCGTTCACTCGGATAAAGTTGGCCGGAGATAGCTGGCAGAAGTCAGAGAATCGAAGTCCCACATAACAACAGAACAGGAAAGCATCAAGTACATGGCGAAGCCTCCTATCAGATACCTGCAGGTTCTCCAGCTTCCTCAGTTCGTCCGGAGTAAGAAACTCGTGTCTTCCCTTTTCCTGCTTAATCTTGAATTTCCGGAAAGGATAGGCATCTGCATGGATATATCCCTGGTTAATGGCTTCATTGACTAACGTACGGAGCTGGCGAAGATGCTTGGCAATCGTATTCACACTGTTGCCTTTTTCACGCAGATAGACTTCGAACTCCTTGAGGAAAGTATAGGTAATATCCTTAAAATCTAATCCGGATCTGAAATCCTGCAGAACAGTTATCGTCGTCAGAATATTCTCCTTGGTGCTATCTTTCCGATCCGAAGATTTCACATAGTCACGAGCAAAAACAGGGAATGTAACATTGACAGGCTTGTCTTTTACCATTGATTCTTTGAGCAAAGATAGTGTGGCCGGGACACCACGCTTCCACAATCCAAGTTCTATTGCCTGTAGCTGCAGGATGAACTCATACAACATCGTATTGAGGTCATCTGCTTGCGGATGGTTATATACTTGTGAACGTCGGCTGTCCCAGTGCTCCGGTTTGAGATACAGATTTGTTTTAAAATAAACTTTTCGTTGATTGAGTGAAGCTTCGATTTGAACTAAGGCTGTCCCTTGCCGGTTAAGATGTTTCTTGCGATTATATACAAGGCGGTAACGAATCTTTTGCAT